CAAAGATATTCTACAATTCGTAAAGAATATACTAAGTTTTATAATTTCATTAAAGGTGGAAACGATACACTGAATGGAATTCGTAGAGAAAATATTTTTGTAAATCTTTTGGAAGGACTTCATCCTTTGGAAGCAGAAATTCTTTGTTTGTGTAAAGATAAGAAACTTGAAAGTAGATACAAAGTCAATAAAGAGATTGTTTCCGAAGCATATCCTGATATTGTTTGGGGAAATAGAAGTTGAAAACTGGAGGAAAAATATTGAATATTATACATAAAGACTGCGACAAATCATTATCAAAAGATACAAGTCTTCCTGTTAATTCTTATCTTGTTACTTATTGTGTAAAAGATACAGAAAAATATGATATAGTACAAGCAGGTGGTAGGGTAGAAGTGTTTGATAAGTATTATGATGAATATGGAAAGGGAGCACTAAAAGAAATTAAATGGACTGATGGAAAAGTAAGTCCAAAAGTTTATGGATATGTTCCCAAGGAAACAAAAAAAAGAAGATAGTATCAAATGATACAAAAATAATTATATAAATATACAAACGTTGACTGGGAAACCAGTGGAAGTACCAATAAGGGAAGCAACGCACCAATACCCATAAAGTAAAGGAGCACCCTAATGAAAACAAAAAACAACTGGCAACTTATTTTAATCAAGCAACAAAAAGAAAAAGAACAACGTGAACATCAAGCAAAACTAGCAATGGCGATGCGTTGATAATCTAGGAGGGATTGATTCCCTCCTTTTTTTATGCTAGAATAAGATGAGATAACTTTATTATATGGATAGAGAAAAAGTTAAATTGATTATAAGAAATATGGAACTGCTTTTGGATTCTTTAAAAGTAGAAATCTATACAGACGTTCAAGCACATAAAGTAAAGAGTAATCAACGAATTATTGATTACGATGAAGTATTTGAGGATAATGATGACTAGCAGATCAAAACAATTGGTTAAACTACTTAAAAAATTAATCAAACAGGAACATTTGTATTCAGATAAACAACTGAAAGAAATGAAATCACAATTGAGAGTTGTGGAAACCGAACTTGTTCAATTGGAAAAACTTACATCAAAAGGATTTGGAAAATGAAACCCGAAGTTAAATTTATTTCTGCCACACCAAACGCAGAACAACATATTGCTTATTGTGCCCGTGTAAGTAATCCAAAAAATCAAGAGAACTCAAACTTTGAGGGATTGCTTAAATATTGTATTAAGAACCAACACTGGAGTATCTTTGAACACGCATTTCTCACAGTTGAGATTAATACCTCGTTGGCGATTGCTACGCAAATCTTGCGTCATAGGTCTTTCACGTTCCAACAGTTCAGTCAAAGATATGCCGATAGTACAGAACTTCAAGTTGAACTTCCTGTACCTGATCTGCGGAGACAAGATACAAAAAATAGACAAAATAGTACGGACGATCTTGGAGATTTTGTAAAACTTACTCTCCAAGAAAGAATCAGAGTTCATTTTGAGCATGGTCTTAACCTGTATAATCAACTTTTAGAACAAGGAGTTGCGAAAGAATGTGCTAGGTTTGTGCTCCCACAGGCAACACAGACCCGTCTTTATATGTCAGGTTCTCTAAGGTCATGGATGCATTATATCGACCTTCGTAGTGCTCATGGCACCCAGAAGGAACATATGGAGGTTGCTGAAGCAATCCGTTGTATCTTTACTTGCCAGTTTCCTACAATCTCCTCTGCTCTTGGATGGGGTAGGGAAAACTGTCCTGAATGTCAAGATGCCCCCTCTATTACACTAGAATAAATATCTTTACATATTATTAAAATAATGCCAACTTATAGATTTGAAAATACAGAAACTGGTGAGATTTTTGAAAAATGGATGTATATGGCGGAAAAAGAACCTTTCCTTCAAGAAAATCCAAATATCAAACCACTTATCCCCACACAAATGAATGTTGGGGAGGTGGGTGATTTATTGAGCAGACACGTTAGAAGAAACCCTGGATGGAATGATGTTCTACACAAGGTTTCAAAAGTTCCAGGCGCAAATGTAAAACCTATTTAACTATGGCAAGAAAAAGAAGGAGCAATGATAACCACCCAATTGGAGTTGGTTTGACGACTAGGCAAATGAAGAGAAAGAAACCAATTAGTGCTGACTATTTGGTTGATGTTGAACCTCTTACAGAAAATCAAAAGAAACTTTTTGAAGCATACAAGGAAGGTAAGCATTTAGTTGCTTATGGTGCTGCTGGTACAGGTAAGACCTTTATTACTCTTTATAACGCACTTAAAGATGTATTTGATGAGACAACACCATACGAGCAAATCTATGTGGTTCGTTCTCTTGTAGCAACTCGTGAGATTGGTTTTCTTCCAGGAGACCACGATGATAAGTCTGCTCTTTATCAAATTCCTTATAAGAATATGGTAAAGTATATGTTCCAGATGCCAAGTGATGCTGACTTTGAGATGCTTTATGGTAATCTCAAATCTCAAGAAACTGTAAAGTTTTGGAGTACATCTTTCATTCGTGGTACAACACTTGATAATTCAATCATCATTATTGATGAAATGCAAAATCTCAATTTTCACGAATTGGATTCTATTATTACTCGTGTTGGTGAAAATAGTAGAATTTGTTTCTGTGGTGATGCAACCCAATCCGATTTGGTAAAAGGAAATGAAAGGAATGGTATTATTGATTTTATGAATATTTTGAGAAAAATGGATTCATTTGAATTGGTCGAATTTGGTATTGATGATATTGTTCGTTCTGGTCTTGTGAAAGAATATATTACAGCAAAACTTGAACTTGGATTATGACTAACCCTTTAATTGAAAAATATAATGAACTATATGGTTCAAAGCAAAAGAAAATAGAAAGATTTAATTATGTAGATTTAAATCTTCCTCAGTTAGATAGGGAGACCATTGATGGGGTAAGATATTATAAAGTTCCTAATGAAGATGAGTTAATTAAACTTGTCTCCATTACTTCTGTAACCAGTCATAAGAACCGTCAGTTTTTTGCTGATTGGAGAAAGAAAGTAGGAGAAGAGCAAGCAAATAAAATCACAAAGCAAGCAACCAGTCGTGGGACTGATATGCACACACTTGCCGAAATGTATTTGAAGAATGAAGAGTTTAATTCTGAAGTTCTTCCAATTTCGCAAATGTTATTTGGAATTGCGAAACCTTATTTGAATAAGATAAATAATATTCACGCACTTGAAAACTCTTTGTATAGCAAAGTTTTAGGTATTGCGGGAACTGTTGATTGTATTGCAGAATACGATGGTGAATTAGCAGTTATTGACTTCAAGACTTCAAAGAAACCAAAACCAAGAGATTGGATTGAGCATTATTTCGTTCAATGTGCTGCTTATGCTTGCATGTTATATGAAATGACTGGTATAATGGTAAAGAAGTTTGTAATCATAATGGCTTGTGAAAACGGAGAATGTGAAATTTATGAAGAATATGACAAAGGAAAGTACATCAAGTTACTCACCGAATATATTAGAGAATTTGTTAGAGATAAACTTCAGCAATATGAATGATAAAATCAAGGAAGAAATAGACAGCAAATTTTTGTGTCCTCAGAAGTTCGCTCAGGATATAGAAAGTCTGGTAAAAGAATGTAAAATCAATTATATTGACGCAATCGTCACATATTGTGAAGAGAATAGTATTGAAATTGATACTATATCAAAATTAGTTTCTAAACCTTTGAAGGAGAAACTTAAAAATGATGCGATTGAATTGAATTTTTTAAAGAAAACTACTCGTGCTGCTAAATTGCCGTTGTGACACCCTTTGATGTATATAAAACTTACTTAGCATTCAAAAATCATTTTACAAAAGAAAATTACGACTACTTTAAGTATTGTGGAAAGTCCAGAGCATCTCTGGACTCTTTTCATAAGAGAAAGGATAGATATTTCTTTGAACGAACTTCTAGGCAGAAGAATGATGATGAAATCAAAGCATATTTTGTAGCAAACTTTGCTGAATGTAATGATACTCAATCTTTATGGATTGGTGAAATCATTGAAAATGGAGAACAAGTTTATACAAATTGGTTAAAGAAATCTCAAAGTCTTTTTTACTTATTCAAAACGGAAGCAGAAGTCTTTATAAACAAAGATAGTTTTGTAGAATTATTTGAGATAAAAAATAATCAGCACCCAGAGATTCTTAAAAAGTATTTTCAAAAAGCAATTAGTTTAGAGACTATGGTGATATTGGATATGATACTGGGTTATGTGAAAAAATTTGATAAGAAACTAACAGACCCAGTGTGGGAAACCGTCAGTTTAAGAATTCGAAAGTAT